AAAAGATACATTAACTGATATGTTATCGACTAGAGCTTTTGAAGCTTTAAATGCAAGAAAAATTGATATTGCACAAACTCTATTCAATGACAAAGAAGAAGAACAACAAGAAGACGATACAGAAGCTGCATGAAATCTCTATTAGAATTTAAATCTATTGTTGAAGAAGAAGTATCAGACTATTCAAAGTTTGATGTGCTGGTACGAGCTGGTCTGGCCAATAAGGCACAGATGCAACGTATTCACAAAATCTTAGATAAGATGAGTGAAGAAAGACCTAACTTTAATAATGCCGATAAGATGATTATTCAAAATCTTTTCACTAAGATGGTAGATTTACTTTCTAATAATAAACAAATCAACACGCAAGCTCGCCGTGCAGTTCGTGAAGATGAGATTATCACAACAGATTTGGTGGAAGCATCGATTGATACTCCACCAGATCCTCCTGTTGCATTAATATTGAAACGTAAGTCTATTCGTTTGTTTCCAGATGGAACAAGAGTGGCTTTATATTTCAATGATAAGTTAAACAGATTCTTTACTGTACCTTATGGATTACCAATTACAGGACCATTACAACAAAACGAAAGTGTTGAATTGGAAGAAGCTGTTATGGATACCCTACATAAGATTGTAAAGAATAAACAAGCTAAATCAGTTAAGTTTGCATCAGGTCATACTCGTAAAGTAGACCACTATACTGCATCGGCAATTACAAATGTGCATAATGCGTTGAATGATGATAACAAGAAAAAGTTTGCTGATATGGTGCATAAATCACCAGAACATTTTGTGAAGGCTTCTGATTTTGCATTTAGTAAACACAAATGAGTTTTGTAGATTCGATTATACATAAGCGTTTAGATGAAGCAAAAGAAATACTTTTTGCTCGTTTGGATGAAATCGTTTCTAAAAGGTTAGAAGAAGCTAAAAGATATGTTGCTGAGGATATGCTTGAGTTTGTCGAGTTAGAAGAAGCCGGCAATAACATAGTTAGAATGGGCAGAGTCCAAAAGATTCGCCGAAGAATTAGAAGAAATGCTAAAGGGCGCATTGTTGTACAGAAAAATGTCAGACGCTCTAGTATTAAAGGTTATAGAATATCTGGTAACACAGTTAAAAGAATACCGGCTACAGTTAGGTTACATAAAGCTAGAATGTTGAAGCGTTCTTGGAAGACAACAAGAAAATCTAAATTACGCCGTACGTTATTAAAAAGAAAAATGTCTTTGCGTAGACGCTCATCAATGGGAATAAGATAACATGGCACTAGAAATTACAAACACAACAAGAGGTTCATCCATCATTAGATGCGTTGATCCAGGAACATACACAGTCAATCTTACTGATTTAAGAAAAAATACCACTACTGAGATTGTTAATTCAGCAGATATTAAAAGAGTAACATGGTCTAGTAACGGTAATATTCAAGTTTCTAGAGCCGCAAACACTCCAGTACTTGCATTACATAACTCTGGAGAAATGCGTTTTGATGAGTTTGGTCATTCTATTTCTAACACTAACACATCTAATGTTGTAATTACTATTGTAACTGGCGGTACAATTGTATTAGAAGTATCTAAAAATTCATCATACAACGTAGACGTTTATACAGGACAAGTAGTATCATGAAACTAATTACAGAAACAATTGAAAGTGTAAAGTATCTTACTGAAGCTTCTGAGAACGGTAAGAAAAAACTTTACATTGAAGGTACATTTCTTGTTGGTGAACAAGTAAACAAGAATAATAGAATGTACAAAATGGACACACTTCGTAAAGAAGTAAACCGTTACAATGAAGAATACATTAATACTGGACGTGCATTGGGTGAACTTGGACATCCTGACACACCGACTATTAACTTAGAACGTGTGTCACATAAGATTGTTGGATTGACTGAAGATGGCAATTCTTATTATGGACGTGCTTTGATTTTAGAAACACCATACGGTCAAATCGTTAAAAACTTTATCGATAATGACATTCAGGTTGGTGTTTCATCTAGAGCAATGGGTTCTCTTGTACAGACTAAAGAAGGTTATAGTCTTGTGCAAGATGACTTAAAATTGGCCACTGCTGCTGACATTGTTGCAGATCCATCTGCACCTGGTGCTTTTGTTAACGGCATTATGGAAAATAAAGAATGGATGTTTGTTGAGGGGCGCTTCGTTGAAGTAGACTTTGACAACGCTAAAAAACAAATAAAGAGTGCTTCCAAAGCTCAAATTGAGCAGGTTGCGTTAAAGCTCTTTGAAAATTACCTACGAAAACTTTAAATTTATAAATAAGAAATCAAAAGGAGATTCCTAATGGCAAATAACAAATTAATGGAAGCAGCAGCCGACATTCTTGCAGGTAGTAAGAAGTCAGCATCCGGCATGCCTCCACAAAAATTACCTGGTGAAGCACAGGATTTAGGCGGGCCAACGCCAGAGAATGGTAAACCAGATGACGATTCTGAAAAGATCGAAACTGGTAAAGGTGCTACTAAAGTGGCAGCCCCAACCAACAAGCCTTCCGCAGCATCACCTGATACTCAGAATAAAGCTTCAAGTGGCAAACAAGCCATGAGTGAAGAAGATATTTCTGAAATGCATGATGATGAAGCCGAAGACAAGGCAATGATGAAGAAAATGAAGATGAAAGAAAAGATGAAAGAGGACGTTGACGCTCTCTTTGCTGATGATTCTACCATCTCAGAAGAATTCAAATCCAAAGCAGCAACAATCTTTGAAGCTCGTGTATACGACCGTATCACACAAATTGAAGAAGAAACAGAAGCACGTTACGCTGGTATGTTAGAAGAAGCAATTGATTCTATCAAGGCAGACTTAACAGAAAAAGTTGATGACTATCTCAACTATGTTGTTGAACAATGGATGTCCGACAATGAAATCGCAATCGAATCTGGCCTACGTGCCGAATTGACTGAAGACTTCATTGGTGGATTACGCAATTTGTTTGCTGAACACTACATCGATGTTCCATCTGAGAAAGTAGATTTAGTAAGCGAACTCGCCGAGAAAGTTGAAGAACTTGAAGGCAAACTCAATGAAGAAATTGAACGTGGCATTAGTTACGCAAAAGCTTTAGTTGAGTCATATAAGAATGAAGTTACACATCAAGTGTGTGAAGGTTTAACAGACACTCAAGCTGAAAAAATCAAATCGCTCGCAGAGGGCGTAGAATTCTCCACAGAGGAAGAATACAAAAACAAGCTTGAAACAATCCGTGAAAACTATTTCCCATCTGGCGTGAAAAAAGCAGCTGAACAAGACTTGCATGAACAAGTTGAAGACGGTAGTGAGAAGAAGACTGTAACGTCTGACGCTTACGTTCAATCCGTTATCGGTGCTATTTCTAAAACAAAATTATAATCTAAAACAAATCTAAGGAGATTTTATGTATTTGTCCGAATCATTACAAAAAAAATGGGAAGGCGTTCTGGATCATCCAGACTTAGCCCCTATTAAAGACCCATACCGTAAAGCGGTTACTGCGGTTATTCTTGAGAACCAAGCTCAAGAGATGCAAAAATCATCTGGCATGCTCTACGAAGCTTCACCAAGCAACTCTATGGGCTCTACAGGTTATTCCGGTAGTTCCGCCGCAGCAGGTGCTGTTGCCGGTTTTGACCCAATCCTAATCAGTTTGGTTCGCCGTTCATTGCCTAATTTGATTGCGTATGACGTTTGCGGTGTTCAACCAATGACAGGTCCTACAGGTCTTATCTTCGCAATGCGTACAAAATATTCTAGTCAAGGTGGTACAGAAGCTTTCTACAACGAAGCGAATACTGGTTTCTCTGGTTTAGGTACTTCTGGTAATCAAGCATTTGCAGAAGGTTCATTACCAACTGAAGTGTTCACTGGTAACGCTGCTGCTGTTGCTGCAATGACTACAGCTCGTGCTGAAGCATTGGGTACTGCAAATGAAGCGGCTAACGCATTCCAAGAAATGGCATTCTCTATTGAGAAAGTTACTGTTACTGCAAAGACACGTGCTTTGAAGGCAGAATACTCAATGGAACTTGCACAAGACTTGAAAGCAGTTCACGGTCTAGACGCAGAAACAGAATTGGCAAACATCTTGTCAACAGAAATTCTTGCTGAGATTAACCGTGAAGTTATTCGTACAGTTTATCTTTCCGCTAAGATTGGTGCACAAGTAGGTACGACAACTGCTGGTATTTTCAACCTTGACACAGACTCTAATGGTCGTTGGATGGTTGAGAAGATCAAAGGTCTTGCATTCCAAATTGAACGTGAAGCCAATACGATTGCTAAAACAACTCGTAGAGGAAAAGGTAACATCATGATTTGTTCATCTGATGTTGCATCCGCTCTTGCAATGGCTGGTATTCTTGACTATAACTCTGCTCTACAGAGCCAAGTTAGTTTGACAGTTGACGATACAGGCAATACATTTGCTGGTACTATCTTTGGTCGTATCAAGGTCTATATTGACCCATACTTCCCTGCTAACTTCAACAGCGAATTTGCAGTTGTTGGTTACAAAGGTACTAACGCTTATGACGCTGGTCTATTCTATTGCCCATACGTTCCTTTACAAATGGTTCGTGCAGTTGATACAGGTACTTTCCAACCAAAAATTGGATTCAAGACTCGTTACGGCTTAGTTGCAAACCCATTCGCAGAAGGTACTACTCAAGGTTTGGGCGCATTGAACGCACAAACTAACAACTACTACCGTGGATTCCGCATCAGTAACTTGATGTAATCGAAACCCCACTAAGAGGGTACTTTAAAAGGGGACAGAAATGTCCCCTTTTTTTATGTCTAAATATAGGACAGGAGATTTGAATGACAGCGACAACAAGAAACCCAACCAATCCAAACTTTCTTCAGCCGAATAAGTTTATACTAACATTCGCAAGAACACCAAACGTACAATATTTTTGTCAATCATTAAGTGTGCCTGGAATTTCTATGTCAGAAGCACAACAAGCAAATCCGTTCATTGACTTATATGTGCCAGGTGAAAAGGCAACATACGATTTATTGAATCTTACTTTTCTTATAGATGAAGAATTAAAAGGTTGGATAGAGATTCACGATTGGATTCGTGCATTGACTTTCCCAAAAGAGTTTGAAGAATATCAAAAACTTGGTACATTAAATACATTTACAGCTAGAAGTTCGGTTAAGAAGCCACAATATTCCGATGCATCAGTTGTAATACTATCATCATCAAATACACCATATTACCGTTTTACTTTCCGTGATTTGTTTCCAGTTTCTATTTCTACCTTTGTTATGAGTGCTACAGATGATCCGAGTAACACAGTTAGCGCAGATGCTACATTTAGGTACAGTTACTACGATATTGAAAAATTATATTAAAACAGCTTGACATTATTATGAATTGAGAGTATA